TACTAAATAACGGGGGGTAATTTATGAACGATAAAAAATCGATAGGACTACAACAGAATACGGCAGTTAAAAAGGAAGCTATGATTGTAGCACTTGAAAAGTGCCTTGGGGTAGTTACTAACGCCGCACGAATGGCAGAAATTGACAGGTCAACTCATCATAGATGGTTAAAAGAAGATCAGTCTTATGCAGAACGAGTAGAATCTATTTGCGAGATGTGTATAGATTTTGCGGAAAGTTCCCTATTCAAACAAGTAAAAGACGGAAACACGACAGCAACTATTTTTTATCTAAAAACAAAAGGAAGAGAGCGAGGATATGTCGAAAAGCAAGAAGTAGAGCATTCCGGTTCTATGAACATGATAACTGCTCCTTTATCAGTCGAAGAAGCTAGACGAAGAATGATGGAAATAGAATCCGATCTATGACAGAACAGAAACTTGTATCTAGTCGATGCGTAGCGGATAATCTGTTTTTTATTCGCTACTTTTTCAAGAAACGATACAAGAAAAGTTTCGTTACAAATTGGCACCATGAAATACTATGCAATGCCATGAACAGAATACTGTCAGGTGATTGCAAAAGGCTACTAATCAGAATGCCACCAAGATACGGTAAAACAGAGATTGCCGTTAAAGGTTTAATCTCTGCCGGTCTTGCCGTTAATCCCGCGAGTAAATTCATTCACCTATCATACTCTGCCGGTCTTGCTTCTGACAACTCAGAAGAGTGCAGAGACTTCATCCAAGAGCCTGCGTATAAAGAATTATTTCCATACGTTAATCTATCAAAATCATCTACTGCGAAAAACAAGTGGTATACAACCGAAGGAGGGGGAGTATACGCAACGTCTACCGGTGGACAGATTACCGGATTCGGTGCCGGTGAACTTGAGGAAGAACTGAACGAAGCACTTGAGTCTATGCCTGATAGTATCATGAATAAGTTTTCAGGGGCCATAATAATAGATGACCCTGTAAAGCCGGACGATGCAGACAGTGAAACGAAGCGAGAACGAATCAACGACCGATTCGAAACAACAATACGTTCACGCGCAAATAGCAGAAACACGCCTATCATCGTAATAGGTCAAGCAGTACATGAGCGCGATTTGATAGGCTATTTAATGGCTAATGAGCCTGATGAGTGGGAGCTAATAACACTTCCGGCTATCTACTACGATGACGGTGTAGAAAAGGCACTTTGGGAGCATCGGCATACTTTGGAAGAGTTGCACAGGTTAAGAGACAACAATGAATTTGTTTTCGCTACTCAGTACCAACAAGACCCACGACCTAAAGAAGGGATTCTCTATCCAAAAGATGAATTGAACTATTTCAACATTGACGATCTGCGTATAGATGATGCAGACGGCGTTGTAATGGTGGGAGATATTGCCGACGAAGGTGACGATTCACTGTCTATTCCTGTCGGGTATATATTCGGAAACAAAGTGTATATTGCTGATGTGATATTTACCCCTGAACCGGTAGAAATAACCACTCCGAGAGTTGCGGAGTTCATAAACAAACATCGACCTGATAAATGCGTATTTGAGTCGAACAACGGCGGTAAACAGTACGCTCAGGCAGTGAATAAACTAATTACACATCGAGTACCGGTGAAGTGGAAACCAACGACACAGAACAAACATACTAGAATATTGATGAAAGCTGGAGATATAAAACAAAATTTCTATTTCAGGAATGACGACAAACGATCAAAAGAGTATATAAAATTTATGAGTGAGTTATATTTGTATCAGAAAACAGGCAAAGTTAAGCACGATGATGCGCCGGATGCTATCACTATGATGGCTGAACTACTAAATCAGAAAAGAGGGGTAATGTTATGATCCAAAGAGAAAATATGCTTCAACTTATAACAGCAAATGAAGCAAGAATAAACAGACAAGTAGAGAGTGAATTGTACTATCGTGGGAAGAACACTTTCATTGAAGAGGTAAAAAAACAGATAGCATTACAGATAGGTGAAGATGTTATTCCGGTTGAGAATCCATATACAGCCAACTTCAAAGAGACAAGCGGATATTATAAACTGCTAGTAGATCAAGCCGTAAACTATTCGGTTAATGGTAAAATGCAGTGTTCTGTTGACGGTGTTGACGTTGAAAATATCATGGGGAACAAATGGCGGTCGGTGCTTCGGACTGTTGCGAAAGATGCAAGGTTAAAAGGATTCGGAGTAGTTCATTTTTATCTTGAAAAAGGGAAAGTTAAGTTCAAAATGCTACCCGCTGAGCAGTGTATCCCATGTTATGAATATGACATATTGACGGCTATGGTTAGAATCTACAAGATCAACAGAAAAGGCAAAGAAGTTTCAATACTTGAGTACTGGACATCCGAAACTAAAACGGTATACGAGCTTCAAAATGGTACGGAATGGGTGTGTGTTGTTGATGCAGAACCTCAGATTGTAACGACTACGTACTACGGATCGTATGCTCAATCTGAAGATAAAAGCGGCTGGGGTGTTGTTCCGTTCGCAGTGCTTCGGAACAATGACGAACACTTACCTGATTTGAACGCTATAAAGAGTAAAATTGATGCTTACGATGTTGTTTCATCTGACTATATCAATGATCTTATAAATCACGGTTCGCCTTACTTCGTTCTTAAAAATTACAATTCTACGACTCAGGAAGAGTTTAATAAGTTCAAGGCTAATTTTGTGAAGTCAAAAGTTTATTTCACCGATGAGGACGGCGGGGTTGATATCAAAGCTCTAGATATTCCGTACGAAGCGAGAGTTAAGAAGCTTGAGAACCTAGAGCGTGAAATCTTCCTTTTCGGTATGGGTGTTAATGTTTCAGCTATGAAGGGAAACATTACCGCTACTGAGATAATGGCAGGGTATGACAATCTCAATCTGAAGGCACAAGAGTTCGAAGGGTGTTTAGTTGACTTCATTGACGATGTTGTCCAGTTCGTTAAGTATGGCACTGGAATTACTCAAGAGCTGTTACAAATAGGCACTTCAGAATGTACGTTCGTCCATCCTATGGTATTCGATGAAAACAGAAAGATAGAGCTTTTGCTTCAGTCTAGAGGATTCCTTTCACAAGAGACACTACTGAATCTCGACCCTAGAGTACCGAACGCAGAAGAGGAACTCAAACGGCTCGAAGGAGACATGAACAATCTGATTGATAAATATACGCCTGTTGTAGGGGTTGACGATGGCGAAACCAACTAAAGAAGATTGGAAGAAGCTCGATGCAGACCTTGACGTAATGGTCAAATCTGCGGAAGGTAAGATTGGCAGGTTATACGCTGAACAGTTGAGAGACTTTCGTGTATATCTTGCAGGTCTGTTCGAGAAGTGGGGTGAAGATGTCACCGGTTGGATAAGCCCGAAACGGCAGGAGCAACTATCAAGAATGTTACAGGATAAGACCGGTATTTTATATGATGGAGTAAAAGACATTATAGAACCGGCTCTATCGGGTGTTTATACGGCATCATTCGCCGCTACTCTTCCTTTGGTTGAAGCGGCGTTAGGAACTACAATTCGTGGGACGTTAAGCACGGCGGCTGTTGATACTGCCATTAAAACGCCTATGGGTGGGCTGACTATTGATATTCGTCTAGACAAGTGGAAAATTGACACTGCAACGCGTATTCAATCGCACGTTGTAACCGGTTTGCAGCGTGGCGATGATTACCGTAAAATATCGTCAGGGCTGAAAGATGTATTCGGGAGTTCAGCTAATAACATGGCTACGATTATAAATACCGAAGGGCATAGGGCAGAGATACAAGCAGGAAAAGAGATTGCAGAAAGAGCAGTAAAGCAAGGTGTTAAGGTGCTTAAAACGTGGATCAGTATGAGAGACGGTAAGGTTCGGGATTCTCATTCAGAGCTTGACGGAACGACTATTCCTGTTGAAGAAAAATTTAGGTCGTCCGCCGGTGGTGAAGGCGATCCGGGGGAGATGGGAACGGCTGAAGACGATATAAATTGCCGTTGCCTATTGGCTTATTCGGTAGATGAATCGTAGGTTTATAAGATTCAACTGTTGGTTGATAGGATAGTTCTTTGCGCTATCCTATTTTTATTTTAGATTCAGCGGAATGAGTAAGCAATGAGAACAGCAGAAGAAAAAAGACTATACGCTATCGAGTACAGAAAGAAAAACAAAGAAAAAATACTAGAGTATAAAGAGAAAACAAAAGAAAGGAGAAGCGAATATAGCAAAGAATGGTATAACGCAAACAAGCACAATATGGTTTTCGACAGGGAGAAACTATCAAAATACCAAAAAGAATACAGAGAGAAAAAACATGAAAGTGTTATTGCTTATAAGCGAAAGTACAGAGAACAAAACAAGGTTTACATTTCGATGTATAGCACTTTCAGTAAAAAGTTCGGGAAGCCAAAAACAATGACAGAGCTACTTTCGGTGTCGATTGCTATATCAATCGAAAACAATAGAAAAAAAACTATAATGCAAAGGATTAAATATGCAGAATCACGAAAAATACTTTGGAAGTAAGACGATTGAAGATGCTGAGGACAATTTCTATACACAGTATCTTGAAAAAGCAATCGGATATATCAACGGTGAGACCGATGGAGTACACATGAAACAAATGAGTGTTTCCTGTGGCAATATCGCAAAAATGAGACAATCGCGGGGGTCAATGGCTATGTTAAAATACAAGATAGACACAAACGAGAATAGTAATGGGTGAACTGTCAGTGGTTACAGGTGGACAGGTTACTTCTCTCGAATTGTTGGATGAGATAAACTTTTTCAGAAATGAAGATGGTGGAAAAAAAATGCCACACAAAAATCTGTTGGCAATAATCAGAAGTGAGTTTGAAGAGGAAATCAACGGGCTAAAATTTAAGCCCGTATCTTACTTGGATTCTAAAGGGGAATCGAGACCAATGTACAATCTCACGTTGTCTCAAGCTAAACAGGTTTTGCTTCGTGAAAGCAAGTTTGTTCGTCGTGCTGTTATTGCGAAACTCGAAGAAGTAGAACGCAAGATTGCAGAGCTACGAGAAGAGGTTGCACGATCAAGAGAGAAGATATTCCAGCGGGCGCAAATGGACAGGCTGAAAGAGATCGACAACGAGGATAAAAATATCTACCTTTTGGCGAATCGGTTTGTAAACGACATTGTAGCTGATTGTTTCGGATGTGCAACGAAGCAAAAGAATGACATGAACGAGCAAGAGCTGAACGCTAGAGATGAAGTTCTTATCAGCTGGGTAGACAACTACAAGCGTACAGGCTCGAAGAGCAAAGCCAACATGATTACGCGCCTTTTGTACGATGTTCGGCAAGTTGGAAAATATTCACATCTAAATAAATCTCTTATGTAGTTTTCTATTGTATATTGTACTCGTATGTGTAAGGAGTGAAGACCGAGCGCAGACCTAACGAACGAAATAGAGTTTATGCTCTCTACCGTTTTGGCTTAGTTCAGTCAATCTTCACACGGTAGGGGGCATTTTTATTATAACGGATTGGTCGTTTGCGTGAGTAATGCGAACGACACAACGAACCGAAATGGTTATGGTATTTTAGCAATAATCGAAGATACTTTCCAAAAAAGAAAGAAAACTGTGGCATTGA